TTCTAATAATGCGCTTAATGCGATTGGAGCAACAAACATTACTAGTATGGATGAAAACTCTAAAGCTGCGCGTGTTATTAACCAGGTGTACGCTAATGTCCGCAACGAGGTGTTTCGTGCTCACCCCTGGAACTGTTTAATTAAAAGGGCAACTTTAGCGCAAGATGCTTCTGCTCCGGCTTATGGATATACATATTCCTATACCTTGCCGGCGGATCCTTATTGCCTAAGAGTCCTGGAATATTCAAATGGATCGCAAACATATCCCTTTGATAACCTCACAAACAATTCCGGCGGTAGTGTATTTGTNATCGAGGGTCGTAAGTTGCTAACAGACGAGTCAACGGCAAAGATTAAATATGTAGCGCGATCTGAGGATCCAAATGAATATGATGCTGGTTTAGTTGGAACTTTGTCAGCTAAATTAGCCTATACTATTTCGTATGCGTTAACCGGATCGACAACAGTAGTGCAGCTGCAAAAAGCGCTATTCGATGAAAGATTGCGTGAGGCTAGATTTATTGATGCAACAGAGGGTGCGCCGCAGCGCATCGAGGCTAGTGATCTAATTGAATCGAGGTTGTAATGGCACGATCAGCACCAGCTATACAATCCTTTGTAGCCGGAGAAATATCGCCACGATTAGAGGGCAGAGTTTCTATAGAGAAATACAAGGAAGGGTTATCTGACCTAACGAACATGGTTTCTATGCCGCATGGCGGTGTAGCGCGTAGACCAGGAACAGAGTTTTTAGGAGAAGTTAAAACAAGCAGCGTTAAATGTAGGCTTATTCCGTTTCAATTTAAAACGACAGATACTTATATTTTGGAGTTTGGCGAGCAAATCATGCGGATTTACCGCAATGGTGAGCAAGTTTTATCGGGTACAACAAAGACTATATCGGGCGCAACCCAGGCAAGTCCTGGTGTAATAACAGCAACATCACACGGATATTCTAATGGTGACGAGGTTTATATTGCCTCAGTTGCCGGTATGACCGAGTTGAACGGACGAAATTATAAAGTTGCTAACTCGACCACGCATACGTTTACNCTNACGGATCTATGGGGAACAGCGATTAANACTACCGATTTCACAGCCTATTCAAGTGGCGGTACAGCTAATGAAATCCTGGAGGTGGCGACACCATATCCGGAGTCGGTATTACCAGATATCAGATTTGCTCAGAGTGCAGACACAATGTATATCGTNCATCCTAGTTATGCGATTAGGACGTTATCGAGATCCAGCCATACCAGCTGGAGTTTTGCAACACCATCGATCTCCGGAACACCGAGTCCAAACTTAAATAATGCCACCGATAATTATCCAAGTGTGGTTACGTTCTTTGAGCAGCGGCTGGTATTTGCTAACACAAACGACAATCCGCAGACTATATGGTTTTCAAAAACAGCGGATTATACGAATTTTACAACCGGTACTGATGCGGATCATGCGCTAGTTTATACAATCGCTAGCAACCAGGTGAACGCAATTCGCTGGCTAACAGCTACGCGTGTTATGACAGTTGGCACAGCTGGAGGAGAATTTGTAGTAAGTACGACGAATGATGGACCTATTACTCCTACAACAACGCTGATCCGAAAGTATAGCAATTACGGCACAGCAGCGATAGATCCGGTGCAAGTGGCGGATGTTACACTATTTGTCCAGCGCGGTAATCGCAAGGTCAGAGAATTTAGATATGTTGGTGATGTTGATGCGAGTGGATACACAGCGCCAGATATGACCATCCTGGCAGAACATATTACCGAGGGCGGTATAACAGAATTTGCATATCAGCAAGAACCGGATAGCGTTGTATGGGCGCTGCGTGGTGATGGTGTTTTATTGGGTATGACCTATCGACGTGAAGAACAAGTTGTTGCCTGGCACAAGCACACGATTGGCGGTGTGTTTAGTACCGGTAATGCGGTGGTCGAAAGTATAGCGACGTTACCCACAGATACCGGTGAAGATGAATTATATATGATTGTTAAAAGAACGATCAACTCACAAACAAAGCGGTATGTAGAGAAATTAAATGTATTTGATTTTGGAACAGTTGCTACCGGATCTTTCTTTGTTGATAGTGGCTTAACGTATTCTGGTAGTGCGGTTACGTCATTTAGCGGATTGTATCATTTAGAGGGCGCTACTGTTTCTATACTAGGCAACGGAGGATCACATGCAGACAAAGCGGTTAGCAGCGGTGCTGTATCTCTGGATTTATCTGCAACAACGGCGGCGGTCGGATTGGGTTATACATCAAATTTACAAACATTGAGGCTTGAGTCCGGATCCGTTGATGGAACCAGCCAGGGAAAACCTAAGAGAATACACCACATAACGCTGCGATTATTTAGAACAGTAGGGTTAGAGGTAGGATCATCGTCTGATGATGTTGATCGAGTGCCTTTCAGAGATAGCAGCATGGCGATGGATACAGCTGTTTCACTATTTACCGGTGATAAAGATATCGAGTTTGCCGGTGGCTTTGAGGAAGATGAGCGCATTTATGTAAGGCAAACACAGCCTTTACCGCTTACTGTCCTGGCGCTTTATGCACGAATGAACACTTTTGATATATAGGTAGAGCCTTGGAGTTTTTAACTTTTTTAAATCTGGTATCCGCCGGATCGTCTTTATTAGGCGGTATTAATGATAAACAAGCAGCGGATAATGCAGCGGCATCCGCACAAGCGGCAGCGAATTTTAATGCAGATCTTATCGAGAGGGATGTAGATCTCCTGGAAAAGCAGCGCCGTTTTGTGAATGCGAATTACAATGTTTCTAATGATCGAAAGAAACAAGGATTTAAGGCGGTTCAAGGTGAGGTAAAAGCCAATTATGCGTATGGCGGTATTGATGTTTCTGAGGGTACACCGATTGATGTTCTTAAAACAAATGCCAGGGAAATGCAGTTTGAGTTGGATACAGATAAATTTAATAACGATGTCGCTAATATGCAGATCGATGATGCTCAAGAGGATGCCAGGTTAAATGCTGAATTGGCGCGCATGGAGGGCGGTAGTGCAGCTGCATCACTAAGGGCGCAAGGAACAAAAAGCCTTATTCAAGGTATCGGTACGGCTGCCAGAACTCTTTATACATAGGTGTTAGATGCGTATTCCTTTATATACAGCGCAATCCAGGGCAACGTCCGAGGCTCCAGGAAAGTCGATTACTGCTAGAAAAAACGTACAATTAGCAGCACAAACAGAATTAGCAAAGGGATCACCATTCTCTGCTTTTACTGATGAGGTTTCGAAATTCAGCCTGGAGAGATATAAGGTTGTAAGGAATAATCTGCTAAACGAGGCGGATCTAGCAATGGACGAGTCGATGTATGAATTGGCTCGAAACCTGGAGAAATCCGGCGATTATAATAATATTCTTGATGGTGATGCGCCTAAATGGAAAAGCGGTGCAGAGGCTATCAAAGCAGAACTGCTAGGAAAAATTGGAAAGGATGAATACAGCCAGAAACAATTTGAATTACGTTTTGGTCAGAATGAATTAAAGCATAGGTTTCAGCTGAGATCTGAAGTTGACCGGCAGCTAAAAATAGCTAGCCAGGGCGATTACTCACAAAAGTTACTCCAGGGCGAGTCGGAGTTAAGTGATTGGCGGTTAGATAAAAAGGGTCGGGATGCTATTCTTAGACCGATTAATATCTTTACCGGTGGTTATATCAATCAGACCAAAGCCAATCCTGGAAAGGTAAAAGCCACAATTAAAGCTATGGAGTTGAATGCAGCGAGAGCAGCATTAACCAGATATATTTCTGAGCAGCCTGGTAGTGAGATTACCACACTTACAGCGATGCGAGAGGCTATAAGACAAGGCAGAGAGGGTGGCACACTTGAGGGTCCACCAGGAAAAAAATCTTTACCGGCTCCGTTACTTGGTGCTGAAAATCTCTATAAGCGATTAATTGCATTTGATGATGATGAACTTGCATCAATAATCAGTACATCATCCGGTGATATTGCTACGATTTATGGACCAGGATTTGAAGAAAGAGCAAGAAAATCTAAGCTAACAGCTACCTCAAAGATCCTAAAAGAGAGCGCAAATACACTTATTAGCCAGATGGAAATTGATGGCGCTGCTGATACGCAAAAAATAACTGACCTGTTGCAAGGTTTTGAGAAGTTAATCAATGAAGATCCTAACGTCGGATCCGATGTTAAAGATAAATTTAATGAATTAAGACTAACCTCTAAACTTGCTTTTGATACGAGAAAAGCCTCTCCCACCGATATGAATACGATTATCTCTGATTTTAAGAAAGGAGACGTGTTGGGTGGTCCTGGTTCTGGTATGGATACGGAGGCAGAGCAAAATACGCTCAATTTTCTTGAGAGCCGCCGAACAAAAATGGAAAGTGCTCTTAAAGATGATGCGCTGCAATGGGGTATTGATAATGGAGTTGTAGAACAACCGGTAACAGATTTGTTTAATGAGGANGGATCATTTGATCCTATGGCGGTAACAGAGCGCCAAATGAATGCCAATGCGGTACGGAATCATTATAATCTGCCTACTGTTCAATATCTTACAAAGAACGAGGTANCNNCTTTTAATGGGTTTATNAAGCGAAAGGATTTAGATCCCCAGGTGCGATTAAACTATCTTTCTGATTTTGTTCAAGGATGGGGGGATAATGTAACAGATGTTTTTACGCAGTTAGGTGAGAAAAACGCGGTGCAGCTAGCAGCGCTGGGATCTTATGTAAACAATAATCTGCACAATACAGCTCTTACAATGCTCAAAGGATTAGATCGGATCAATGCTGGTGACTCTATTCCAGAACATACAGATGCCAATCTTATGCCAAGGTTTATTGAATTAACGTCCGACAGCGATATTAAGGACGTAATGGATCTTATGGATCCAAAAGAAAAAATGGCAGCATACAAATTAGCCAAAGCGCATTATATGGGATTAGGCAGAACCGACTCTGACTTAGAGGTTTTTGAGGAATCTATCCAGGCAGCCTTGGGTTTTAATGAAGAAACCGAAACCGGAGGGATCCAGGAAGTTAGGAATGTAAAGACACTTTTATTGCCAGAACTAACAGCTGAACAAACAGAAAATGTTTTAGATAATCTTATTCTTTCACATTTTAATTTTATGAATATGTCGGTTACAGGAGAAGAAACAGACACGATCGATCGTGCTTTATTAATAGATATAAACAATAATGATGACTACGTTTTAAAAGCTCATTCTGGTGATAACTACGTTATTATTGATACAGCTAGAGATAAGATTATTCGTTATCAAAGTGGCAATCCGGTTAATTTAAATCTTTACGAGTTGATGCTTGCATTTCCAGGGATAATCGAAGAACGCGGCGAAGTTAGCCAAACTGTTGAGGATTATGAAGAAAAGCTAGAAGAAGAATTGTTATCTCAATGAGTGCGATATTTCAAAAACAGTTAAACAAATCCTATCTGGATATCTACGATGGTGTCGATACATCCCAATCTAGTTTTATGGAAAATATGTCAGTTGGTGCGATCGATCAGATAACCAGAGGTAATAGTAATTCCAGGGCAAGAATGCTTGAGGACTCCTGGCAGCCATTTTTAGACGAAATTAAAACCAAAACCGGACAAGATTTCTTTAATCCAGCTAGGCATTTAAACAAAGGTATTTTTGGCGCTAGTGCAACGCATGGTGCAAATCAATGGAATTATCGCCATGATTCAAAGAAAATCTTTGATTATATAAAGGCAAATGAACAATCGCTGGGTCCAGAGTTTATGACACTCAACCACGATGTTATTACTGATAGAGCGATAAAAAAAGCGCAACACCACGCAGAGCAATTTGATGAGGTCGTAGAAAGATCGGGTGATTGGAAAAAGTTTTTTGGTCGGCTTACTGGAGCAATCGCTGGATCTTTTGATGATCCGGTTATCCAGGACACTATGATAGCTAGTTATGCTTTAGCACCGATAAAAGGTCTTTGGAGTCTGGCATTTCGTGAGGCTGTTATTGGGGGATCCTCAGAGGCTCTTATCCAAACTGGTGTCCAGGATTGGTACAAAGAATTAGGGTTGCCTTACACCTGGGAAACCTTTGCACTAAACGTAGCCGCTGCAAGTACATTAAGCGCTGCTTTTCCTCTTACTTTAAGAGTAGGGGGAGAACTCGTAAAGCTATCGGGTAGCCAGGCAAAAAAAGGT